TTAGGTTGGATAAGAGATGATGACGATACCAGATCCACCAGAACCACCAGTACCCAAACCAGGACCAGATGGCAAACTAGAGTACTGAGAACTATTTGCTGCTCCTCCTCCACCACCACCAGTGGCTGTAACACCATCTCTTGCCTTGGATCTATCAGTATCAGGTGCAGCACCATGTCCTCCGCCACCTGTTCCACCTAAACGTGCATTTCCACTACTATTAGAACCAGATCCTGCACCACCACCAGCATAATATTTGCCAGTTAAAGAATATTGCAATCCGTTTCCACCAGATTGATTTCCTGCTGCAGCACCAGTGATACCTGCCTGAGCAGCACCACCACCGCCACCACCAGTACTACCGTGTCCTTCACCACCAGCATTTCCTTGTCCAGCAGTTCCAGATCCAGCATTACCAGTGCCATCAGCTGCTTGTCCGCCACCAGATCCACCAGGTTTGCCATATCCATATGGAGTACCATAAGTTCCATTCCAATCTCTGGTTCCACCACCACCGCCACCAGCAGAAGTTATGGTTGAGAATGTAGTATCACTTCCATTACCGCCACCGGAATTAGGTGAGATAGCAGGATATCCCATACTCTCACCAGCACCACCGGCACCAACAGTAACTGTGTATGGACTGGTATTTACTGGAAGTGCTGTGCCAGTTCTAAAACCACCAGCACCGCCACCGCCAGCAGCATTTCCACCACCGCCGCCTCCACCAGCAACAACAAGATAATCAACTTCAGTAATTGATGGATCTGTTACTTGGAATGTTCCGGTATTAACAAATGTATGAAGGGTCTTATTTCCTTCGAAACTAATAAGACCACCAGTTGCTTTTGCACTTTTTAGACCACCAAGTCTATATCTAACTACAACAATACCAGATCCACCACTACCTGACCTACCAGCATTTCCACCCGATGATCCACCGCCACCGCCGCCAGTATTTTTATGACCCTCAAGCAACGGAGAGTTTGCTCCATTACCTGGTGGAGCAAATGAACCATGTCCTCCACCACCTGCTCCACCAGTACCACCATTATTAACAGTTCCATTGGGGTATCCACCACCACCACCGCCACCACCGGCGAAGTATCCACCACCAGGATTTGGACCTGGTGTTCCTAATGGGAACTGAGCATTTGGTCCCGCAATAATGACTTGTAATCCATCACCACCATTAGTACCCCCGTCACTAGTAGCAGAACTATCAGGTCCTTGTGCTCCAGCTCCTCCACCACCTGCTCCACCAGCTGGACATCTTCCACCACGATATCCTTGCTGAGTCGGTGATACACCATCAGGAGATGCAAGGGTAGCACCTTCTTCACGACCAGGAGAAGAATAATAAGCAGAACCACCACCAGATCCGCCAGGTCCTGCAGGTGCAGGATAATGTGCTCCACCACCACCACCAGATGCAACAATGTTTATTGGATTACCAACACCAATAATTGAACTACCACTACCAGGATATCCATTGTTTTCTTGTTGTCCGCCCCCACCTGCACCAACAGTTACTGTATATGACGCTGGGTTACCATCATTTTGCCACATAGTGGATGGCATAGCATATGGAACAGATGGCATATTGGATCTCAATCCACCAGCGCCTCCAGCGCCACGACCACCTGATGTTGGTGAGGCATTATCACCACCACCCCCTCCACCACCAACTACGAGGAACTCAAAATTAAGTCCTTTTTCTCCAGTCTGGATCTCAAAAGTTCCAGATGTGAAAAATGTATGTGATCGATATGAACCAGATCCATCACTAAACTCATTTACAACACCACCAGTTGCTCTAAGTACTGATGATCCAATATTTTTCCAACCTAGACCATCACCTTTATAAACTTGTACTTCTTCATCGGTTTCATTGTAAATTACAGTTCCGATAGCAGTACTAACACCCGCATTACGACCAGTAGAATTAGTTTGTCCAATACCAATAGAGTTTGATTTTAAAAATGTATCACCAATATTGATTTGAGATGTGGTAATACCACCAGTAACATTACCAGTCAGGTCTCCAGTAACATTACCTGTCACATTACCTGTCACATTACCAGTTATATTTCCATCTACATCAAGGCGAACGATTCCAGATCCGTCAACTGCACTAATTTCATCGCTCTGACCGTTAATCTGAATACCCATCTCTAAAAATATACTTTTTTAGTATTTATAGGTCTTCAGCAGTCATTAAACACGCTACCAACTTCAGAACCTAGTTCAGATCCTGCTTTTTGTCCTAGGAGCAATGCCCATCCACTTGCTAACCAACCAATATAAGGAATACCACTAACTGCTGGGACTACAAGACCAGCACTAATTGCGGTTCCTGCCATTGCACCTTGTGATCGTGCTCCAGCGTCCGCCCTGATGCACTCGGCGCTTTGAGCAAGAGACTTTCCCTCAACATCCTGCGTTATGGCACCTCCAATATTTCTAGTACCATCCATTGTATATTGATCACTACGAAGTTCACGACGCATATCAGTCGTAGGACCAAACAATCCACGCTTGTCTTTATCAACACTCAAGGATCTGGTTGATTCTAATACAGTAGGATCGTTTGCTTTGTATTCGAAACTATATCCATTTTTTCCAGACTGAACCTTAAACGAAGAATAATCACCGTCTGGAAAATTGATAATAGGATATTGTGGTCTATTAAGAATATGACCTAAAATACCAATATGAGCAAAACCAAATAATGCTCCCACTGTCAATGTCGCCCACTTTATATTCATAGCATTACATCTTGTAGGAGTCGTCTGACTTTGCTGGTCCTTGAGGTGGTTGGTTTCCAATTTGGAGTGGTGCTTGCTCAATCCTAATCGTTTGAGCAGGTGCAGTTTGAGCGGCTGCATTGATCAGTTTCTCCAGATCAGTTTTACTCACACCACCTGCAGGGGCACTACCACCATTTCCACCATTCTTACTCTTAGCAGTCTGAACCCCGAACGTAGCTAAAACTCCGGTGAAAACCGAGGCAATGAATGTGGGGTCAATCTTTCCTTGTGGGAAATTAGGAATCGTAACATAATTAAGAGTTAGGATTCCACCAGACCAAACCAGAATACCCAAACGAACAAAGGTCGAAAGAATAGCAAGATGCTCTTCAGAATCTTCTGCTTTTTCTTTTAATTTACTAAGAGGACCTTTCTTTTTCGGTTCTTCCTTTTTAACTTCTTGTTGCTTGACTTCTTCTGGCATTAGCTGCATACAAGGCAGCTTTATTTAGAAATAAAATTATTTTCAATCAACCATTCTCGTGTCATTGGTGTGGGTTCATAAACCTTCCACATCTCACCAGCAGCACATGCTTGGAGTGCTTGCATTGTCATACCCTCAGTACGACCTGCCCATCCTGCTTCTGCTTCCCAAGGAACAGCGTGCTCTGGGTATGTACGTTCTGCCATCACACGCCAAATCATAGGTACTTCATCTTCTGGTTTGATGATGGCAATCATAGAATTCTTGATAGAACCTGCCATACAATCTTGAGCAGCGTGCCAACCCTCATGACGCATTACCATCATCAAAGTTCCAGGATCATCCATGTACTTACGGTTGAGGAAAAAATTATTTCCTACCGTATGATATACACCGCGATGACTATGAGGAAAATACTTGCTGTCTGCTAAAAACACCTTAACTCCGACCTGGTTAAGAGAGACAAGCATGTTGTTGAACTCGTTAGCAACAAAAGTAAACTCATCAGTATTAGAATACTCAGAAGAGATGTCAAGTAAACTGTATACTTCTTTGACTCCATCGGTACACTCGCGAAGTAGCATACACCCCATTGCATCCATAGTATGATAACCCTTGGTGATCTTAGAGTCGTGGTTTGGGGCGGAAAGGGCAGGTAGGGCAACCGCTACCGCAGCAACCGCTGCCATCATAATTTTTTTCATTTTGTGTAATAAGCCTCATAGTATTTTACAATTCCAGATGTACTCATATTACCTTGAGAAACCCAATCATGAGCACACTCATAAATCGATTGATTTGAGTATTTGGGAACTACCCCATCCATTTGATGACCAAACTTAGAAAACAAAACTTTAAGGGATTGTTCCCTAACTTTCATTTTTTCATCACTATAGCGCCAATCTTCTTGTGTCATGTGAATTGATTGTGCCCAGTACCAGAATTCCAACCACCAGGTCCTTCCTGGAAATTTTCAGATCCACCTTGAGTTTCTTTCACAGTGTTCCAGTTTTTACTAGCAAGTTCATACATCTCTTGATGAATATTTGGAGACTCTTTGGTTTCAGTCATTTTACGAATATCCTCGTGCAATCTTTCGATTGCTTCACTTTGACGATACTCTTGTTGCTTCTCAGTATATGGAGGAGCTTCATTACCAAACCAAGGATCAGGTTCTAGATACACGGGTGCAGGAATACCCGTATAAGATTCATAGTAATTTAGAGCATCATTAGTAAATGCTTCACCTTCACAATCTACTGTTTGTTCATCAATTGCACATTCAATATCTTCTTTTTTAATTGTGGTTTCTTTTGCAGGTGCTTTGGGAATAATTTTACTAACCAGTTGAGAAAATCTTTTAATCATGACCAGACAAGTCTTTTACTATAGTTATATGAATAATGTTCCCTATGCCCTTTGATTCCCCATCCCAACCAATAATAGGCAGAAACCATGTATTGAGAAACGGTTTTACCATTACCCTCAAACTCAGGCAGGTATCGTTGGAAGATATTTTCGTTAATCATGTAACGAGTTTGACCTTCTAAAGAAGAAGGATCACATCCATACTTCTTACAAAATTTACCTAGATTATTATAGCGGTTTACTGAGGTCCACTGGATGAGACCATAACCACCAGTATGGCATTTTTCGTAAGGGATTCTATCTCCCCCCTCACAAATGTTGGGATGGAAGTTGCTCTCTGATTTAATGTTACCAAGAATCGTTGCTAGAGCATTGCGATCTGTGATTCTGGTTTTTGCTTGAAGTTCTTTAAGAACATACTTTTCGTTATCATTACAATCGGGGCACGTCCATGTTGGATCATATTCCACCACAGGAATCTCGACTGGTGATGGTGCTGTTGCAAGAAAGGGAGTGCTTGCTCCGATTGCTAATGCTGTAGTTGTGGTTGCTAAAATGGTTCCCACCATTCTCATGACCATCCTTTTTAAACGATAAACGCACTATAGTCCTAAACGTGCATTTTGTCAAGGTCGTGGAAACGCTTTTCTGGGAAGTACGCATAGAACAGGCGAGTTGCCTCTATGAGTTCTCCATTGCTACTTAATCTTTTACATTCATCTAATATTTTACTTTTAAAGTTATTAGATGGTCCGTGAGAATCAGTCATCTTCTTCTCCTAAGTATTCTAGTGAGTAAATGTCGTGATCATCAATATTTGGATCTAACCACTCAGAGAATTCGCTTTGGATTGCGTGAGCATCTTCTATTTTACTCAGAGCATCGTATGTTTCTATTTCACAAAGAGTATGTATACGATCGATTGCCCAATCATGCGTCTGTTGCAATGTTTCTTCCAAAGTTACCATAGTCTTTACGCATATAACGCCCAAGAATGTTGCTATTGTAGTATGCGGGCGTTCCGTCGTCAAGTGCCTCTGATAGAACGTTATTTAAAAACAACTGCTTAGTTTCTTCGTAGTTGCAGGTGCCTTTTGTTGTATGTAAACTTAAAATTTCTCTACTGAAGATCTCTTTGCCGTATAGTTTTAGATCTTCTTTTAATTCAGGACAGGATCCGTAATATTTTTTCCAGTCAGATTCCTGTTTTACTTTTCTTTTTTTTCCAGGTGGTTTTCGAAAAGACCAAAAATACTTTCGCCCAATGTATTGTCGTTGGTTGGACTTATTGGTAATGAGATAAACAAAACCAAAGTAGTCCCGAATATCATCACTAGTAAAAGGTCTCTCCAAATAGATCCAAGGATTTTCATAATCTAATACATTATTTATATCAAAGCTCATATTACAAAGTCTTATGAGCTAATATTTATCTTTAACGGGAACAAACCTATTCTATTCATGGATTTAAGTTCTGTCAAGCCCTTGATAAATACTCAATAAAGACTTATACTAATGGCGGTATATGTACATAATCTCACCATTAATTCTGGTGAGACTTTTAATCATCCACTTACAATTTTGAGTTCAGGTGGCGGGGATCTGGATATTACTGGGTATGCAGTAACATCAATGATAAGAAAACACCCCGAGTCCTCCACTATGACGGCAGAATTTGTCGTGGGTATAACGAGTGCCGCAAAGGGTGAAATCAACCTCTCTCTAGCATCCACAACAACCTCTGGCATCAAGCAGGGTAGATATGTTTATGATATATTGCTTACATCTGATGTGAATACAAAATCCATCGTGGTAGAAGGAACTGCTTTGGTTAGAACAGGAATCTCATCTTAATAAAAAATGGCAGTATATACTAATAACTTAATCGTTTATACAGGAACAAACTTCGAGCAGACTTTTGTTCTAGAAGATGATTATGGTCCCTTTGATTTGTCTGGATACAGTACAATTGCAAAGTTTAAGAAGGCAGAAGGATCTTCCACAGCAACAAGTTTCACCTCATCTGTTACACAAGCAACTGGGGGAAGATTAAGAATTCAGTTGTCCCAAACAGAAACCTCAGCATTAAAAGCAGGAAGATATCTCTTTGATGTATTCATCTATAAAGATGATGTCAATACAAAAGTATTAGAAGGCGAAGTTATCGTTAAGAAATCAGTTACAAGATATTAAAAAAGGAGGGTTGCCCCTCCTGTGTGTTATATCAGTCTTTGGGCATCTTTGCACCAGATTTATGTCTGGTTGTGCCTGCGGAATCAACATAGGTTTCCTTTTCCCTTCTAGGGGTTACATAACCAACACCAGGAACTACACCAGTCTTACCAGCATCTCTGGCAGCATTTCTTGCTGCTGCTCTTTCTGCTGCTCTCTTACGATTTCTATCGTAAGAACTCATTGCTTCTTCTATAGCAGCAATCTCCTTCTCAGAGAATAGACCAGATGCCTCTAGTTCTTCTCTCTTCATCTTGGTCTTCATAGCAAGAGAAACACCACGCTTGTACTGTTTGTCTGCTTGATCATATTCACCGCGAGCAACATGGATGTCTTCCTTCTTCTTGACTGCTTCGCGCTTACGAGCAACCTTCTCAGCAGGATAGGGTTTCATACCCTCTTCAATTTCACCCTCTTCCTTCATGTGGTCGGCAGCTTTATACATTGGAGTGCCGTCCTTCTTTTTCATACCAGCCTTATAGTTTTTATAAGCCTGTGTATTTCCTTTCTTATCGGCATTGGTAACGGTGTAAGTCTCGCTCATGCGCTTCACAACCTTCTCTGCCTGGCGCTTAATGAATCCTTTGATTCCTTTCTTTGCCTTTTCCTTTGCCTTACCAGGAGCACTCTTAACGGCGTCTACTGCCTTAGAGGCGCTGTGCTGTGCCTTACGCCCTGCTCTTTTTGCTTCATCCTTAGCGATAGAACCAGCAATCTTAGCGCCTGCTACAGCACCAGCTGCCTTTTCTCTACCTCTCTTGATAGCAGAACCAACCTGCTTTCTAACGAGTCTTCTGGTAGCACCAACTCTTGATCCATCAGAGTATCTCTTTGCAGGTTCTTTGGTATCGTGACCAAAGGTAACCTTTGCTTCCTCAATATACTCCATTGCCGCCTCTTCGAGAACGACTTCTAATTCATCTTCTGTAAGGTCTTCTTCAGATAAACACTCTTCCCAGAGTTCCTCAACGGCAGACTCAACGGTCTCCGATAGTTCTTGAGGAATAAGTTGATATTCGGTAATATCACCCCATGCTTCCTGAAGTGCTCTAATATCCTTTGGTTGCATCGATCTGCCAAAATATTTTCTAAGTATATTTATAAAAAAAGAGGGTACTAACCCTCTTTGTCCAAATCTTCAAATGCTTTATATCCATCATAATCACCAAAAAGGAAGGCATCCGATTTGGCTGCCTCCCTATATGCTTGATATGAATCAGAGACTAAATCCAGCGAAGGAATCTGCTTTGACGTCTTGTTTGATTCCTCCAACAATGTAGGACTCAACTTCTGTTTCTTGTGGGGCGACCTGAAGACCTTTAGAAGAGATCCAATGCTCTGTCCAAGGTAGAGGATTATTTTTTGCAGGAATGTCATAGATCGGTTTTAATCCAATAGCTTTCATTCTACGATTAGCAATCCACTCAACATACTGCTGCAGCAGTTTATCATTCAGTCCAATCATAGATCCATCTTTAAACAGATACTCTGCCCAAAGTTTCTCTTGATTTACACAATTCTCAAAAGTGCTAATCAACCATTGCTCTTCTTCTTTGAAGATTTGTGCCATTTCTGGATCATCACCATCTGCCCATTTTTTCAGAATGTTCTGGGTAATAGCAAGATGTTGATTCTCATCACGAGCGATCAAAGAGATGATCTTTGCGCTTCCTTCCATAAGTTTGAGTTCGCCAAAAGCAAAACTGCAAGCAAAGGATACGTAAAAGCGAATACCTTCAAGAATATTAACGTTTGCAACTGCTCTGAAGAGTTTGCGCTTAAGTTCATACCTGGCGTCTTGTGCGTAGGGGACTTGTTCTAAAGCGTGCTGCCACTCCATAGAATTATCATACTGATGAGCAGCATTGATAAAGTCATTGTATGCCTGAGTAACACTCATGGCACGTTCTACGATACGATCATCAGTCAGAATGTGATCAAACACATCAGAAGGATCTGGATAGATGTTTTTGATGATGTGTGTATATGAGCGACTGTGGATCATTTCCATGAATCCCCAGACTTCCATACATGCCTCTAATTCAGGTAGGCTGCAGTAAGGGATAAAAGCCATCCCAGGACCACGCCCTTGTACAGAATCCAGCATGATCTGGTACTTAAGATTGCTGGTAAAAATGTGCTTTTGTTCAGGGCGTAGCGTCTGATAGTCACTGCGATCTTTCTGTAATGAAACTTCTTCTGGTCGCCAGAAGTAACCCAATTGTTGTGTTGTTAATTTGTCGAAGACTGGATACTTGTAAGAATCATACCTCTGAATGCCTAGTGGTTTACCGAAGAACATCGGTTGTTTTTTGGTGTCAACTTCTTCTGAGTTGAATACTGTCATGGAGTCAACCATTGGTTTCTCCTGCTTATTTGTCTTAAATCTTACAAGACTCACACTCTTCCTCCTCGGCTTGTTGTAATTGTGAGATTAAATCATCAAGTTCTGATTTGTTGCTTTCATCAACTTCATCAGTCTTGATATCGTAGGTGTTTTGATAGTAAGAGGTCTTCCAACCGTACTTATATGTAGTTAAAAGATCCTGTGCCATTACGGAAACTGGAACTTCATTATCAGGGTAGTGTTGTGGATTATAACTCCAGTTACCACTAATTGCCTGATCAAAGAATTTTTGCATTACAGCAACAACATTAACATAACCACGATTAGAACCCATTTCCCATAGGAGCGTATAGGCATTCTTAAGAGTTCCATATTGAGGAACAATTTGCTTAAGGGGTCCTTTCTTTGATTTTTTAATGGACAGGTATCCTCTAGGTGGTTCGATTCCGTTAGTGGCATTTGACACAACGGAACTGCTCTCCGAAGGCATTTGTGCGGACAATGTTGAGTTCCGTACTCCATACTCCAGAACCTGTTCCCTAAGACCCTCCCAATCGTAGTGAAGCTCATTAGGTACAATCTCATCTACGTCCTTCTTGTATGTATCAATGGGTAAAATTCCATTGCCATATTTTGTTCGGCTACTATACTCACAAGCACCTTTTTCTTTTGCAAGATTAACAGTTGCTTGGATCAAATAGTACTGGAATGCCTCAGTGAGATCATGAACCAGTTTCCATGCGCCAGGATCCTCATACCCCTCACCATGTTTGGCAAGATAGTGTGCTAATCCAATATAACCGATTCCAAGGGATCTACGTGCCCTTGTGGCAATCTCTGCTGCTCGGACTGGATATCCTTGGAAATCAATGAGTTCATCAAGACTCCTAACAGCAAGATCACACAGAACTTCAAGATCTTCCAGATCCCTAATTTTACCAATATTAACAGCAGAAAGGATGCAGAGAGCAATTTCCCCATCTTCATCATCAATGTGTTGTAGTGGTTTAGTAGGAAGTGTGATCTCTTGACACAAGTTGCTCATCTCAACTTTATCCATGAAGGATGAGTGAGAGTTGCAGTGGTCAATGTTCATGATGTAGAGTCTACCAGTTTCTGCTCTTTCTTTCAAGAGGTCCAGAAAGAGTTCCTGAGCTCCGATAGATTTGCGTGGAACTGACTCATCAGATTCATAACCCACATATAACTCGTCAAACTCAGGAGTGCCAAAAGCATCATAGAGACCTGGAACATCGTGAGGGCTGAAGAGAGAGATTTCTTCGTTTTTGATGAATCTTTCGTAAAAGATTTTCGAGATTTGGATAGAGTAATCAAGTTTTCTTACGCGGTTGTCTTCGGTTCCTTTGTTGTTCTTGAGGACGATGATGTCTTCGATTTCTTGGTGCCAGATTGGGAAGTGGACAGTCGCTGAGCCACCTCGTATTCCATTTTGTGT